TATGATAAGTACCGTATGTATGCTTTAGGTAAGCAACCAGTAGGGCAATATAAAAAGCTATTGGGAGTAGATAGTGTAACAGACCAAACATGGATGTCTATTGATTGGACAGTACGTAGCGTTGTTTCAGGGTATAGGGATAAGGCAATATCACGTTTACTAAAAGACGAAAAAAAGATAATTGCTACTCCTGTTGATTCACAGAGTAAGGCTGAATTGGATGGGTATTACTCAAACATAAAATCCAAACTGATAATAAAGCAGTTGATGGAGCAGCAAAATCCTGAATTAGCAAACCATCCGTTATTAGCTATACAAGGTGGCGAACCTATGGATGTAGAAGAACTTGAAATGAGGGTAATGAATGGAGAGCAGTTTAACCGTTCTATGGATGCTGAACTTGCCATTGAATTAGGTTTTTATGAAAATGATTACGATTCATTTAAGAGAGCCATTTATGAAGACCTTTTTGACTTTGGAGTAGCAGGTAAAAAAGAATGGTTAGGAGATGATAATAAAGCTAAATTCAGAAGGGTTAATCCTGATTGCGTAGTTACCAATTATTGTAAAGACCCTACCTTTAAAGATTTAGTTCATGCAGGAGAAGTGATTGATGTTTCATTAATAGACTTAGCTACCTTAACCAACGATGAAGGCAACCCGTTATTTACAGAAGAAGACCTTACTGAATTTGCAGGTTCGCTTGCAGGTAAGTATGGCAACCCAACAACAGTAGGTAAAGCAACAGGTAGGTTAAGACCATACGATAAGTTTAAGTGTAAGGTATTGGATATTGAATTTTATACTTACAATGATAGCGTTTATCGTGTAGCCCCTGATAGTAATGGTAATAATGATTTCAGAAAATCAGATTATGGGAGGGGTAAAAAATCAGACAAGTACTCCCGTAAAAGAATACAGTACGTTTATAAATGCAAATGGATAATAGGTAGTGATAAGTGTTACGATTTTGGTATGTGCTATGACCAAAAGAGGGCTGTTAATCCAAAAGATAAAGCTAAGACAAAACTATCCTATACATTTTGTGCTTATAACTTTTACGAGATGAACGCACAGGGATTTATGGAGAGGCTTATCCCTTACATTGACGACTATCAATTAACCATGCTTAAAATACAGAACTTTAAAAACAGGGCTGTACCGAGTGGGTGGTGGATAAACTTAGATGCACTTGAAAATGTAGCATTAACTAAGGGTGGTGCAAATATGCAGCCTAAAGAATTATTGCAAATGTTTTTTGAAACAGGCGTATTGGTAGGTAGAAGTTTAGATGCAGCAGGGCAACCAATGTTCCAAAATACACAACCCGTTATCCCGATAGCAAATACAGCAGCATCAGAGTTAGCAATGTTTTATCAGGACTTACTTAATACTGTAATGTCTATTGAGAAAATGACAGGGTATAATGATATAACAAGTGGTAATCCCAACCCTAAAACTCTTGTACCGGGATATGAGTTAGCACAACAATCAACATCAGATGCTTTATACCCTATGGCATGGGCTGAAAAATATATCAGTACAAGATTAGCCGAAGATGTTTTTTGCAGGATGCAGCAAGGTATTAAGAAAGGAGCAATAACAGGGTACGCACCATACAAAAGTGCATTAGGAGCAAATACAATAAGGTTTATTGAATTAGATAAAGGTATTGCTTTACGTGACCACGGCATTGAGTTACAGGAAGCCACAACCGAAAAAGAAAGAGAATGGGTGTTTATGCAGATACAGGCAGATATTCAAAACGGCTTATTGGATGTTAGTGATGCTATAATGATAATTAACACCCAGAACGTCAAGCAAAGTATGTCTATTTTGGCATACAGAGTTAAGAAAGCGAAGGATGCTCTTAACAAACAAAAGATGGCAGAGATACAGGCACAGAATGAAGGTACGCAGCAAGCGGCAATGATAGCCCAACAGGGAGCAATGCAGCAAAAGCAAATGGAATACCAGTTTGAATTACAGAAGGAGCAAATGAGGATTCAAGGTGAGTTGGAAAAGGAAAAAATACGTGGGCAGTTCCAATATGAAATATCAACTCAAAGCAACCAAACCAAAATTGCAGTAGCACAAGAAACAGCAGATGGTAAGGTTATAGCTACTGACTTAGCGGGTCAACACCAACAGCAAAAGGCTATAATATCCAACGAGAAAAAAGAAGAAAAAACAGAATTAGTTTAATTAAAAAAAAATAAAACAATCATGGCAAAAGCATCAAGTAAATCAAAATTAGTAGTCCCCGAAGAAGAAGTAGAACAACCAAAAGAGGAAGTTGTTGAGGTAGAGCAAACTGCGACATTGGACAAAGACACTCCATTTGTTATAGAGAATATTAGTCCTATTGTAGAGGTAATACCAGAGGTTAAAAAAGAACTCCCAAAAGTAGAACTATCCAAAGAAGAAAAGATTATTAACTTCTTAGAAAGCAGGGGTGACGGGGAGTTTGTAATTAATGACTTCTTAAAGAGCCTTTACCCTACTCCAACTTACAATATGCCAGCAGAGTATTTAAGGCAGGGAGAAAGCAAATCATTGAAGGGATTATTAACAAAAATGCAGGCAGAGGGTAAAATATCCTTTGTAGATAACAGCTACCAAAAGTTAGGGCAGTTTTACTATGAAGGCGGGGATACTCAAACCAAACACTATAATATTTTAAACGTCAAAATAATAGCCAAAAAATAATTTGGTGAGTAGAAAAAAATAGTATATTTGTAATATCAAATCAAAATGACAACAATGATACGAAAGTTTTATGAAGCAGATGCGCCAGTAGCAACAGGAGGTGGAATGAATATTGCGGCATTAATGGCTACACAAGGCGTGATGAATAACACAGACAATCCGGTTGCAAAACCGATTGAGATAACGGAGAAAAAGGAAGAAACGACACCAACAGAAACAGCACCCGCTGCGACAGCGACTACTGACACAAAAGTTGAAACGGCTATTTCTGAAACTCCTTCGCCAGAAGTTAAAACAGAGCAAGTGGTAGAGGCGCAAAAAGCGACCCCACAAGTTCAAGAAAAATCATGGCAAGAAGTTCTTAAAAGTCAACAACCTGATTCAGTATTAAAAGAATTAGGGTTCGATGAGGACAAACTTAAATTTGTTAAAGAAGTAAAAGAGTTAGACCCTAAAATGGTTGCTTTTTTACAGACATGGCAAAATGGAGGGGATGTAACGGCTTATTTACGAGAAATGACAACGGACTACAAGAGTATGTCTGCCGAAGACGTGATGCGACATCAACTTAGGCAAGAGTACCCAACGGCATCCGAAGCACAAATAAACGCTCTTTTTGAGGACGAGGTTATTGAAAAATATAAACTTGACACCGAAAAATATTCAGAGTTAGAAACAGAAAAGGGTAAATTACTCTTAGACGCTAAAGCTGATAGATATAGAGCAGAATTATTGAAAAACCAAGAAGGCAAGTTACTTCCGAAACCACAAGAAAAAAGTTTAGAACCTGACCCTGCTATTGCAGTAAGGGAGCAGATGATAGAGAATGTAACAAAGCAGTTTAATGAGGATTCATATACGAAGAACGTTTTAACTACCAATCAGGTAAGTATTGGAGAAGGGGAAGAAAAATTTAATTTCCCCGTAGATTCAAAAGCCTTGATTGATTTAGCGATAAACGGGGATACGACAGGGGAATTAATGTTTAACAAGGTGGAGGCAAATGGACAAGTTAATTACGTGCCGAAGTCAGACCATCAAATATTAGTTGCCACAGTTCAGAAATACGGTATGAGTTTTATAAATGAATTGATTAAACATTCAAAATCATTAGGGGGAAAATCAGCAATCGAACCCATAGAGAACGCTAAGATTATAAGTGCAGATAATTCGTCAAAAGCAGAAGGCGCACCAAAAACAGCAGCAGAAGCAATGGCAAAGGGAGGTACTTTAAATTCGGGCGGGTATAACCGATAATACTGTAAGCGGGTTGTAAGAAAAAATATTTTTTAATCTTACAATTCAATTACAATGGCAGTAACACAAGGAGCAGTAAATAAATCTTACGTATCCGCAATAGATTTCCTTGACCAAAGGGACATAGACCCAAACATCTACGACCAGTCAAGAGATAGGGCTTTCACCGATATAATGAAAATCGTTGACCGTACAAAGCCCGCAACAATGTTCAACTATCATAACTTCGTTAATGCGGATGTTTATGAAGTTGGTACAATCAGCGCAGTAACCACAACAGGTACAGCCGCACCAGTTTTCACAATTAACACAGCTTCAACTTACCCAAGAGTAGGTGACTTAATTAAGTCTTCTAACTCAAATAACGTAGGTAGGCAAGCACGTATCCAATCTGTAACTTTTGGTTCAGGTACAGCAACTATTACTGCCCGTTCAGTAGGTGGTAACGCTGCCCCTTTCTTTGTTACTATTGGTGACTTAATCCAATTTGGTTCTAACGCACAGGCTGAAAAATCAACAGCACCAACCAACAGGCGTTATCCAGTTACAAAATACTATAACCAAATACAAATCTTCCGTGAGGTTGATGATATTACCGATGTACAGAAGGTAGCTAAAATTGAGGTTAATGTAGGTGGTGACTACCATATCCTGCCTTACCAAACCTTAATGAAAGCCGTTAAGATGAAAGGTGATATTTCCGTACAGATGCTTTGTGGTACTCAATCCACAACTTCATTCGGGGATACTAACCCATTCTTAGCAGATGGTACAAGCGGTTTGCCTATTCAGACTACAGGTGGTTTGGATTGGTATGTTACTACTTATGGTATCAGCGACCAATCAGCAGTATTAGGTACTTTTGGTTTTACAGAATTGGATGAAATCATTGACAACTTTATCGCTAACAAAGCACCTACTGACCAAATGGTATTCATGGGTAGCAGGGCTTATCGTATCATAAGCAAGTTCCTGAAACAATTAGGTTCTGCAAGTGTGGATAGCCGTAGGTTAAGTGTTGATGGTAAATCATTTGATTGGAATGTAGA